ATATGGTATGAGAGTGGGTGAGCTGGTTACACTTACATCAGGTACTGGTATGGGTAAGTCAAGTTTATTAAGAGAATTGGTTTATCATATTTGGAAAACAACTAAAGATAAGATTGGTCTTTTGTTTCTTGAAGAAGAAAAGAAAAGAACATTCAGAGGTTTAGTAGGCATACATGCAAACAAAGAACTACATAAACCTGAAGAGTGGAAGAAACAAAGTCAAGATGATTTAAAGAAATGGTCTTCAGAATTAAAAGGTGATAGACGATTAGTTTTGTTTGACCACTTTGGTTCAATGACTGATGATGATATTATAAATCGTATTCGTTATATGGCTAGGGGTTGTGATTGTAAATGGATATTTGTTGACCATTTAAGTTTGATTATATCAGGCAGAGATGATGGCAATGAAAGAAAAGCTATTGATATTCTTATGACAAAACTTCGTAGCTTGTGTCATGAAACAAAGATAGGTATGTTACTTGCTTGTCACTTGCGTAGACTTGATAATGATAAAGGTCATGAAGAAGGTAAACGAGTATCTTTATCCCATTTGCGTGGGTCACATGCTATTGCACAGTTATCTGATGCAGTTATAGGCATGGAAAGAAACCAACAAGATGATGATGAGATTGCTAAGAATACTTCTACGATTAGAGTATTAAAGAATAGGTATGCAGGGACAACTGGTGTTGCTTCTTACTTGCTTTATGCTCCTGAAAATGGTAGACTGTCAGAAATTGAAAACCCTTTTAAGGAAGAAGAGAACAATGAGTTTAAGTCCTAAAGAAAAAGATAGAAAAAAGTTTGACCTTGACCTTGCCTATGGTAAGGTTAGGGAAGAACTGGTAAAGGAAATGTTACAAGATAAAAAGATTGAAGTTAAATCTGAAAGAGATGTTTGGAAACGAACTGGTAACATAGCCATTGAGTATGAGAATTGGGGTAAACCTTCAGGTATTGCTGCAACTGAAGCTGACTACTGGTTTCATAACTTATGTGTTGGTGATGAAACATATGCAACATTAGTATTTAAAACTGATAACTTAAAAAAGATTTTAAATTCTTTAGAAAAAAAAGTTACAGTTAGAGGTGGTGACCATAATGCTTCCAAGATGTACTTGATTAACTTACAAAAACTATTTGATATTAAAACAATAAAGGAGTATGTAGATTTAAAATGAACATAGTAGTTGACATAGAGACAGATGCTTTGGATGCAACAAAGATTCATTGTATCGTTGCCAAGAATATAGAATCAGGTGACAACTATGCTTTTGTAGGTGATGATTGTTATAATAAGTTTCCTAAGTTTATTGAGAAACATGCAGAGAAAATTATTATGCACAATGGGGTTACATTTGATGCACCTATTTTAAATAGATTAGCAGGAACTAATATTAAACTCCCCCAGATAGAAGACACATTAATAATGTCACAACTCTTTAATCCTGAAAGAGTTAATGGACATTCACTTGATTCCTGGGGAAAGAGATTTGGTTTACCTAAACTAGAGTTTACTGACTTCTCAAAGTTTACAAATGAAATGCTTACATATTGTAGAAGAGATGTTGAACTTACTCATAAAGTTTATAACCAACTTAAACTTGAAGGTAATAAATTTTCTCATGAGTCTTTAAGACTAGAGCATGACATTCGTTCAATTGTTTATAAACAAGAACAGACTGGTTTTTATATTGACCAGTCTAAAGCTATGTCATTAAGTGCTAGACTTGAAGACAAAGCTGAACAGTTAGAAAAGGAAGTACATAAAACTTTTCCACCTATTAAAAGGGAAGAAGAGTTTATACCTAAAGTAAATAATAAAAGTCGTGGGTATATTAAAGGACAACCCTTTACTAAAGTTACCTATGAAGAATTTAATCTTGCATCTCGTAAACAGATTGCTGAAAGATTAATGATGTTAGGTTGGAAACCTAAAAAGTTTACTGATAAAAATTCACCTATTGTAGATGAAGGTGTACTGTCAAAGATTGAAGATATACCTGAAGCTAAATTAATATCTGAATATTTATTATTAAAAAAAAGAACGTCTCAAATCTCTTCATGGTTGGATGAAGTCAAACATACAACTGGAAGAGTGCATGGTCGTGTCCTTACTTTGCGTTGTGTATCAGGTCGCATGAGTCATCACTCACCAAACATGGCTCAAGTACCTGCTACATATTCACCTTATGGTAAAGAGTGTAGACAAGTATGGACTACTGATAAACCTGACACGCATGTAATCTTTGGAACAGATGCTTCAGGTTTAGAATTAAGAATGTTAGCCCATTATATTAATACACCTGAATATACTAATGAGATATTGAATGGTGACATTCATACAAAGAATATGAATATGGCAGGACTTAATGACAGAGACCAAGCAAAGACTTTTATCTATGCCTTTTTATTTGGTGCAGGTTCAAAGAAGATTGCACAGATAGTTGGTTCAAAAGATTTAAGTGTAGGGAAAAAATTAATAGATAAGTTTTTATCTGAACTACCTAGACTCAAATCTTTTAGAAGTCAAGTTGAACAAGCTGCTCAATCAGGTAGAGTTAAAGGACTTGATGGTAGACTATTTAATGTTAGGTCACCACATAAAGCAGTTAATACAATCATACAAGGTGCAGGTGCTATTGCTTGTAAGGTATGGTTAAGAAATATGATTAAACATATTTATTCAAAAGGTTTGGATGTTAAACTTATAGCTTCAATACATGACGAGTATCAGTTTGAAGTTAATAAGAATGACATACAAAGTATGGGGGAAGTTGTGAAACTGTCTATTAAAGAAACAACTGAACAACTTAACCTTAACTGCCCACTAGATGCAGAGTTTAAGACTGGCTCTAGCTGGGCAGATACACACTAATTTAAGTTTATTTTAAATAAGTGTTGACTTTATATATTGTTATAGTTTATAATATATAATTAAAGATAGTCGTAGTTAATACGACACAATAATAACTTAAACAATAAGGAGCAAATATGCCAGTATTAAATGGTAAAGCTTATTGGGCATCAGTTGTAACACCAAACACTATGTTTGATGAAGATGGTGTCTATTCTATTGACCTTGCAGTTGACGAGAAAAATAAAAAATCTGCTGAAGCTGAAGGTCTAACTATAAAAAATAAAGGTGATGACAGAGGAGACTTTGTTACATTTAAAAGGAAAGCCAAAAGAAAAGATGGCAACCCTAACAAAGCACCTGACATCATGGATAACATGAAAAGACCTTTGGAAAATACTTTAATTGGTAATGGTTCAGACGTAAATGTTTTATATAAAACTTATGAATGGAATCATAAACCAACTGGTAGAACTGGTACGAGTGCTGACTTACAAGCAGTTCAGGTTGTTAATCTTATTCCTTACGAAGGAACTGGTTCTTCTGCAAATGCTTTTGAAGAAGTACCTGAAGGTAAAGTAGATAATCCATCTACGACTCAAGAGTTTGCAGAGATTCCTGTATAACTTTTATTATTAACCTTTGAATGGGGGTGTAGCTAATAACTCACCCCTATTTTTTTCACATGAAAAAGATTGATACTTTAGTTGAAGATATGTACCAAACAATTTCTGAAGGTAAACAACCTAGTCAAAAAGATTTAGACTTGTTTGCTGATAATGTTAAAGAAGGTGTGCTATCGTTATTCAACATACATTCTGAAAATAATAAATTAAGAATGTCTCAAATTGGTAAACCTGATAGACAGGTGTGGTATCAGTCACGAGACATTAAAAAAGAAAAACTACCTTCATGGGCAAAAATAAAATTTACTTATGGTCATATACTTGAAGAGTTACTTTTATTATTAGCTAAGACAGCAGGTCATGAAGTTAAGAATGAACAAAAGGAATTAGATATTGAAAACATTAAAGGACACCAAGATTGTGAGATTGATGGTGTTGTTACAGATTGTAAGTCTGCTAGTGCCTATTCATTTAAAAAGTTTTCTAATCGTTCACTATTAAAAGATGACCCCTTTGGATATATAGCACAGCTATCAGCTTATACTGAAGCACAAAATAAAAATGGTGGAGCTTTTCTAGCTATCGATAAACAAAGTGGAAGGATATGTTTAATGCCAGTCCACAATATGGAGATGATAAATGCAAAAGATAAAATCGTTCATCTTAAAAATGTTGTCAAAGATGATAAAATTCCTAGCAAGTGTTATGCTGATATTGCAGATGGTGCTAGTGGTAATCGTAAACTTGATGTTGGGTGTTCCTACTGTCCTTATAAAGTGGATTGTTGGCAGGATGCTAATGGTGGGACAGGACTTAGAAAATTTATCTACGCAAATGGACCAAGATACTTAACCAATGTGGTTAAAACACCTGATGTAATGGAAGTACAATTAAATGATGGTAGTTGAAATATTTGAATTACTTGCTGCTATAAGTGCAGTAGTTACTGTATGGGTGTATGGTAATAAAGATAACTATGCACCTTTATATGGACTAATATCTAATATGTTATGGATAACGTGGGCATTTTTATCCACAAGTTATTTCATGTTAGCTATGTGTATTGTCTTTACAGCTTTACATGTTAGAAACTATTTTCATATGAGGAATATTAAATGAAATTTAGAAGTGGTTCAGAAGAAAAGGTTTATAAATTTTTTAAAGATAAAAAAGTAAAAGTTAAATATGAACCTAATAAATATAGTTATGAATGGTTTGAAAATAAAACTTATTGCCCTGACTTCTTATTACCTAATGGAAGTTATATAGAAGTAAAAGGTAGATTAACTATTGAGATGAGAAAGAAACATTTATTTTTTAGAAAGTCTAATCCTAATATTATAATTAGATTTGCTTTTGATAATCCAAACAAGAAACTAAATAAAGGTGGTACTATGACTTATGCTGTATGGTGTGAGAAACATAACTTTGATTACTGTAAGATAGGTGATGGTATTCCTAGACAATGGTATGATAAGACAACATGATAAGTTTTTCCAGACAGTTGAAAGTTATTTTATCAGTAGCACTTCTACTGAGAGAACATTATTTCTTGCAGTTATTTTACAAGCATTGCTTGATGCTACGCAAAAAGATACCAATGATTTGGAAAATGCTAAGTATAAAAGAGAATCAATCCTATGGTTTACTGCTAGGTTTGGTAAGAAAAGAGAAGACTTTGATTATGTGTGTGATTTAGCTGACATTGAACCAAACTATATGAGAAAGGTAGCTATGGATATATTAACTTCAAAGAGAACTAATTTTATTCGTAGTCATATCAATGCCATATTGACACATAGAGATAGTTATGATAGAATTAAAAAAAATAAAAAGATAAAGTAAATGAAAAAATTAATTATAATAATTGTTATAGTTTTTATTATGTTATTATCTAAATCTTTAGCAGCAAAAGATATATATGTAGGAGTAAACATGGGAATACAAGATGGATTAAATGGTGGAAAAAATTCTAAAGAATATGGATTGAAAGTTGGGAGAAAATTAAATGATACTTTTACTGCTGAAATTAAAACAAGAACTAAACTAAAAGATAGTAGTACAAGTAATGACCAACGTGCAGAGGTAGCAATGATTGGTAACTTAAAACTAAATAATGAATTTAGTTTATATACAAGAGCAGGTTCAGGCATGAAGTTTGTAAGAGACGCAGACTATGGGTACTGGACTATTGAACCTGGTGTTAATTATAAACTAAATAATAAATGGAGTCTAAAAACTGGAGTAAGCTTCAGAGACAGTTTTGATACTTCACATAATCAAACAGACACTACTTATAAAGTTAGTGTTTCATATAAACTTAACGACAATAACTCTGTTTCATTGGGAACAAAAATTAAAAGGGGTGACAGTCAATACAATGCTCTAGGCATTGGTTATAAAATTTCATTTTAAATTGAAAGGGGAAATAATATTATGAATAATAGCAACACATTACCAACTGAATACCAAAGTTATATTGCCATCTCAAGATATGCTAGATGGTTAGAGAAAGAAAACAGAAGAGAAACTTGGCAAGAAACTGTTGATAGATATGTAAACTATATGTCTAATCGTTATGAAAAAATAACAGGTAAAAAATTAGAAAACAAAGAAAGAGAAAGATGGTTTAATGCTATCCTTACTCTACAAGTTATGCCTTCAATGAGAGCATTAATGACTGCAGGTCCTGCGTTAGATAAAGATAATGTTGCAGGATTTAATTGTTCGTATGTTGCTATTGATAATGTAAGAACCTTTGACGAGATTATGTACATCCTTATGTGTGGAACAGGTGTAGGGTTTAGTGTTGAACGACAATATGTAGATAAGCTACCTGACATTGCTGAGTCCTTTCATTCTACTGAAACTGTTATTAAAGTTAATGATAGTAAAATAGGGTGGGCAAAATCTTATAGAGAACTTATTGCTATGCTTTATGCAGGACAGATACCACAGTTTGATATGTCTCTTGTTAGACCTGCAGGTGCTAAACTAAAAACATTTGGTGGTCGTGCTAGTGGTCCTGACCCATTAAGAGATTTATTTAAATTTAGTATTGAAACTTTTAAGAAAGCTAGTGGAAGAAAATTAAATTCCCTTGAGTGTCATGACCTTGTATGTAAGATAGCAGACGTTGTTGTGTGTGGTGGTGTTAGACGTTCAGCTTTAATAAGTCTTTCTAATCTTTCAGATATTAGAATGAGAGATGCAAAGAATGGACAATGGTGGGACAACAATCCACAAAGAAGTTATTCTAATAACTCTGTAGCTTATAC